GCTTCGGTCTCTCCCCTGCTTGGAGAAGCAAATGAAAATATCAGAAAATGGATTAGAATTAATTAAACACTTTGAAGGGTGTGAACTTGAAGCATATAAATGTGCTGCAGGTGTATGGACTATAGGATATGGTCATATAAAAACTGCTGTAGAAGGCAAAGTTATTACACAAGAAGAAGCAGATAATTTGCTAGTAGAAGAAATTATAGAGTACGAAGACTATGTTAGAGCAGCTGTCGAAGTACCATTAAAACAGTACCAATTTGACGCATTAGTCAGTTGGACATTCAATCTAGGCAATGGTAATCTAAATGCCTCAACTATGTTAAAAGTACTAAATGCAGGCGATTATGAGGGTATTCCAGCGCAAATGGCAAGATGGAACAAAGCAGGTGGAAAAGTTTTAGAAGGACTCAAACGCCGTAGGGAAGCAGAGGGTAATATGTTTCAAAATAAGAAATGGAACTAAAAGAGATTTGGTTAAAAATACTTAGTTTCTTCTCGACAAGATATAAGCTAACTGTTAGTTATAATAGCACATACGGTGACGCTGATGATGCAACTTATATAGTTCGCAAGTTTTTCAAAAAACAAGACAAGTTCCTTAGTTTCCAAACTGAGGACAAAGAAGTAGTAGAAATCCGAGGAGCAGAAGGATTAAACTATAAGATAGAGGAGTTATAATGCAACAGTTCTTTTTAGCAATCATTTTAGTATTAGGTCTAGGAAGTTATTTCTTATGGAGTGAGAACCAGACACTAAAAGCAAACAACATTAAACTAGAAAGTGCAGTACAAATGCAAGAAGAAGCAATTAGCACTTTACAAAACGACTTTGCACTACAAACAAAGTCATTAACAGAATTACAACAAAAAAGTCAAGAAGCACAGAAAGAAATGAATCGCTATCTTGATATATTTAAAAGGCATAACTTAACTAAGTTAGCCGCAGCAAAGCCTGGACTCATAGAGACTAGAGCAAACAAAGCAACAAAAGAGGTATTTGATGGAATCGAACAAGACAGTCGGGATATTGACGCTGCTGATGATGGTATCGTCGTGCAGCCTACTACCAACCAAGACATTAGAGGTTAGTGCTAAACCAATAGAAAGGCAGATAGCACAGCCCGTACTACCAAGAGAAATAGACTTGAAAGAGCCTCATTGGTATGTAGTCAGTGATAAAAACTTAGACGAGTTTTTAGAAAGAGTAAAAAAAGAACAGGGGCAAGTAGTTTTCTTTGCCATGAGTGTGCCAGACTATGAATTAATGGCATATAACACGCAAGAGTTAAAACGATATATTCGTGAACTCAAAGAGGTAGTAATTTACTATCGCAAGGTAACAACAGAGAATGTATCACAAGGAAATACAGATAAGAAATAAGGGCGTATTAGCTAAAATAGATGTTATGGCAGAGGCAATGTTTAGATTACCTCACACATTTAAGAAAAACCCAATTCCAAGAGCAGATTTAAGAGGTCTGTTAAATGCTATGAACGATGAAAATCATAGTGGAGTGGGAGAAACTAATGGAGTAGACTACGCTGGAAGATATATGACTACCGAGTGGTTTAACACCAGCAACTTAGTACTAGATTCATTTAAAGTGGAAGTAGGTAAACTATTTGAATGGAAGTCTTGCCACATATTACCAGCAGAGTGGGGAAACTTAGGTTGGCATAATTCAGTTGGAGAGCCTAGACTATCTATAAGATTTATTTGGAATAGTGGTAATGGTTCGTTTCTTTGGAACAAAGGACATCATATTCAACAAATTAAACACAAACAATACCCAGCAGGACAAAAGTCTTGGACTTGTATAGCAGGACTTATGGACGAAAGTACAATGGTTGCTGTTAAAAATACAGGAGACAAACCTTGTTTAGTGCTTGACATGAGTATTCAACCGAAGTATGGGAAAGAGTTTCAACAAGCATTAGAGATAATCCAATCACATAATGACTAAGTTTTCTAATCTATTTAGATTGCTATCTTGGAAAAGTGCTATGCAAAAACACTCAGATTGGTTTGATAAGAATGAACCAGCACAAGCAAGATTTGAAGAAAACGAAGATTGGTTAGAAGAATTAGAAGATAGAGTAGTTATTTTAGAGGAAAAAATTGAAAAACTTACAGCTGCAATTGAGCGTACGAAACTCTGACATAGTTGGTCATATACCTGATTTTTTGTCTGAAGAAGAAGTAAATCAAGTTAAAAAACTAAACTCTAATAGAGAATGGAAAATGGCAGGTACTAAGTGGTCTCAAGGAGACCTGTCTGTTAGATATAGTAAGAAACTCAATCAAATACTCTTTCCATTTTATGATAGACTGTATGATGCAGTATCATTATACAATAAAAAGTCATATAATTTACATTTATACCCAAATCGTAATCAACACGAAATTAATTGGGTAAGATACGATAAAAAAGGTATGTTCTTTACCGCACATCGTGACCATAGACCTTGTCTGTCTAATTTCCTAAACAAAGAATCAGTTAGAAAAATAAGTTGTAGTATACAATTAACTCATCCTTCACAATATGAGGGAGGAGATTTAAAGGTAGCAGAAACTTTTACTCATCCAGACGTTTATATGGATAGTAGTAATCCTCCTAGATGGATTAAACACAGGGAAAAGTTTAGACACAACTTTGATACAATTAAAAAGTGTGGAAGTATTACTATGTTTACATCAATACACGAACACGAATCTACACCACTAGTCTCTGGAGCAAGAGATGTGGTAGTAGTATTTATACGAGGAGAATCAAGTGGTTATTGAACAACCTGAAAGTTTAAATAAGTTAATAAAACATCTACAAGCATACTACAATCCTGTAAGAGATACTGACTTTATGAAGGCAGAGGCTTGGGTATTGTATAATAGAGCTACATGGGTATATAATGATTCTTTTCCTGTATGGAGAGAAGAAAGAGATAGTATATTTGAGTGGCTACACGCTAACAGTAAGTTTCCAGACTGTCCTTTTATTAACTGTTTTAAAATAATTAAATGTTCTTCTAAAACCTTTCATATACCGAAAACAGGAGTAAATGCTTCGTATATTCAGTTAAAAGGTAAAGGAAATATAATTGTAAAAGAAACAGAAAACCATTGGACATTACAAAGAGCAGCGGGTGTGGAGGACTTAGACACCTTTGCTTGGGATTCAAGAGAGTGGATAAGACTCAAGTTAGAATTAAATCATCAAAAATCATTTTCTAATAAATGGTCGCATATTTATATACCAGAATCAATAGGAGGGTTAGTAGCTTATGTCGAATACGGCAATTAAAATATTTATTGGGACTAGCGATTCACAAGATAAGATAATAGAACAAGTATATCTATTCTCTCTATTTAAGAATACTGATGCAGAGTTGGACATAACTTTCATGCGACCAAAGAAGATGGGGTGGACTCGAAATAATTGGGGGACACCTTTTACTAGTTTTCGATACGCAGTACCAGAGCTATGCAACTTTAAAGGTAGAGCAATCTATACAGATGTAGATATGATTAATTTTAGAGATATTAAAGACTTGTGGGAAACTGACCTCGAAGGTAAACCTATGGCAAGTGCATGGGACTTTCTATGTGACAATACAGTAAATAGAGATGATGGTTGGTGGGCAGATAGTGTACTTCTGTTTGATTGTGAAAAGATGAAAGATTTTGTAGACCCAATAGATAAAATGAAAAATTGGGAAGGTAGTTATAAAAAACACTGGATGCAAGTACACGCTAACTCTCCTGATAAAGAGTGGGCAAAGAAAAACTTATACCATACTTTAGATTCAAGATGGAACTCTTACGATGGACAAGTCACAGACTATAAAGAACTACCACAAGGACATTTCAATAAAGATTATTTTTGGATAAAAGATAATGAGAGTGTAGCAAAAAGACCACAAAGACCAAAAGATGATATATGGCAACTACATTTGACTGGATTAAGTACACAACCTTGGCATCCTCGCTACACAAGTTGGGGGTATTCCACACATCCCAGACAAGACCTAATGGAGATTTATTGGGATTATGTTAAGAAAGTAAAAATGATGGAGAAACCGAATTATGACCTTCGATGAGATTATTAGCCCACTAACGAGAGAACAGTTTTTAAAAGAATACAAAGGTAAGAAACATTTTACTATTCGCTCGGAAAGACCTATATTTGATTATCTATTTGATTGGAAACAGTTTGATGAGTATTGTAATAGTTGGGGAATTGGTGGACATGATAGGATGCCACAACTACAAGTAGTAGAAGACAAAGGCAAATGGTGTAAGAAAAAAGACGCACCTAAGTATATATACAGTAAAACAGAAGACCCAAAATATCAAGCAAGAAGTGGATATCTAGCTTGGAAAAATGGGCACTCCTTCATTCTAGCTCTCAGCGAGTTTTTAAACAAAGAAATGTGGAATCAGTGTGAGGAGTTTGAAAAAGTTTATGGTAGAGGACAGGCAAACTTGTACTGTTCAGGGAAAAAAGATGCAGACGTATTTACAATTCATGCAGATTCAACTGATAACTTTCTACTTCATGTAGAAGGACAAGTTAAGTGGAATATGTATAATGAGTGGAGTCCTCATAAAGGGGAGTTTACTCTAAGAGAGAGTTTTGTGTTAAGTCCAGGCGACTTACTTTATATACCAAAAGGTATGTATCATAACACAGAAACTCTAAGTCCAAGGATATCCATATCCTTTCACTTTCATGAACCTGATGGGTTCCATAAGAAAAGAGAGGAGTGGCTAGACTGGAGACCGTAGGAGATACTATGGCAGAAGGAAGTGATAATTCACGAAACGAAGTTGAGATAGATTTAGATAAGTATATGGCTCTCATTGAGAAGCTAGATAAGTCTGAAGATACTATCAAAGAAATGAAGATGGAAGCCGAAGCTGCAAAGAAAAGGCTTGCACCACCTAAACGGAAGTTCTTGGATTTGTTTCTAGATGATAATGATGTAAATGAAAAAGCCATTATTGGTTTTATCTCTTTCGGCTTCATGATAATTTTTGCTACTTGTGATTTAATTACTGCATTTATGGGACAAGATTTGTTGTTTTCTGACACAATCTATACCTCATTAGTTGTAGTGACACTTGGAGCATTTGGTATAAGCGAAGCAGGCAGAGCATTTGGAAAATAGTGATGTATCTGCTCAAAGGCGAAACTATGTGGAAACACTTCTGCAAAGTTAGGAAGCAAATTGTTTTCGTTGTCTTTGGGCAGAAATGTCCATACTGCCATAAGTCAGAAAAATAGTTCTTGACATCATCTATAATTTTTAGTATAATATACATATGAAAAATAACGAACAACAAGAACACAAAACTTGTCAGATGTGGAACTCTGAAACACAGTCATTTGAAACATGGCATATTGGAGCGTGTGAAGTCTGCGGTAAATCTGTAGACCCATTGACTGGTGAGTGTAAAGAATACAAGTGCTGGATATAATATGAACTTATTTTATCTAGATGAAGATATGGACAAGTGTGCTGAATACCATGTGGATAAACACATAGTGAAGATGCCACTCGAAGCAGCACAGCTTTTGTGCACAGCTATCTGGGTAGACCATGTACTTGGCTTTGTTCCTCGTGCCTTGAACAAAGAAGAAAGTAAAATCCTCAATGAGGAGAAGGCAAAAATTAAAGACTTACCAATGGAAGAAAGACCATTGACCCCATACTTACCAATGATGTACAACCATCCTTGTACGATATGGACGAGGTCATCTCTTGACAACTTTG